CCTTACAACTCAAGGCCAACGCAAGAAACTTTTCAATTTGGGGTTTGATACCCTCCGACAATATGCGGGTGACCCTACAGTATATGCCGAACAAGCGAGAACAATCGCAGGTCAGGGCAGTTACTGGAGTCCCGCACTGAACGCAAACACAAACCAATTATTTGCAGGTTCACGCGCTCCAGTAATGTCATTCGGTTCCCTAAACGATGAACACAATGATCTCATCGTAAGCCATTCCGAGTTCTTGCGTAAGGTATACGCCAACCCTACAGGGGTAGAAAAAGTGACTACCTCTCTGAATATCAACCCTGGGTTGGAAGCAACTTTTCCATGGTTGAGTCAAATCGCAAACAACTTCGAAAAATACCAAATCGTTCAATTGGCATTTAAATTTACATCGGATCTTTCAGATGTCATCTCCAATAACCTCGGTCAGGTCGGCACCATCATGGCCGCACCTCAATATGACCCTGGAGAGAAGACATTCCAAACAGAGCAGCAGCTCCTCACCGCCAACCATAAGACGGTAGGCAAAACCACTGAGAACATGATGTCCTTTGTAGAGTGCGACAATACCCATCTTGGAAAACCAGCAAGTTGGCTCGGTAACGTTCGGGACAAACCCATCGCGCAAGGCGAAGATCCTAGCGACTTCGACCATGCTAAATGGATTATGTCAGTAGTGGGAACACCAGATGGTATTGCAAACCAGCCAATCGGACGTCTTGAAGTAACCTACACGGTCCTACTGAAACGTCCTCGGGACTACACTAAACTTGGGTTCGGAATCCACTCAGATAAGTTTATGAGCTCGGGGTCCCTAACGATAGAAGACCCACTTGGGAACGGTTATAACCAACTCGCGGGTCGTCCGCTCATCGCTAGCACCAATAACATCGGATGCCGCGTAGACGCCATCCAAGCAGAAGCGGAAGCCGACGCACCTACACTCGGTCCATATGAAGAATGGCGCATATCTTCAACGGGTACCCCGCAGACCGCTGTGGCGTCACTACCGGATATCGATGCTACTCTAGTGACTAACAACAACGTTGGCGCGGCCGATGTAAAGGGCTGTTACCTACGAATCGTGTTCCCAGGCCATGTAGTGGGCAACTTCGAAATAAACGTATACTCTGAATGCACTGCAACAGCAGACGCAAACGATAAAATGGACAGTACGTTGGCGGGAATTTTCACATGCGGCAACGTATGTCCGATCTTCGACTTAATCAACGGAGGAGCAACGAATTCGGCTTCATCATCGTTCCTCCAACAGTCGCATATGTACAACGCAGCAGTTTTGGGAGGACAAAACAACGCCGAAAATGTACAAATGTGCAAGATACATGTACACGTCGAAATTCCCACTAAAGACAAAGATAACGCAGTGTATATCCCGTGGGCATCTGCAATGAACGACGGCACGGCGGTCGCGTGGACGCGTACCAGCATTGACGTATCGGGATACTCCACGGACCGTACATACAAACCGCCAGCATTTATCAATTCGCAAGGAGTAACTCAAACCATAGCTGCGGAAATCGTACCAGCACAACTTTTAGATAACGCTATCGACACGAACCCTGTCTTCGGATCCCTAGGACACACCATGCACACCCTTGTGTAACATGGAAACTGTGATCATAAGGGTTCTAGAAGGAGGGGCTGGCACTGGACTGGCTCTAGTACTTCTAATTTTATCGTATAAATGTTACAAAAGCGCGTTTAAAAGCGAATGTCACACAAAAATGTGCAACACATCATTCGAAACGGATCACCAACAAGAACATCCGTAATTAGGACTCCATTTCTTCGGGGATAACGGGGGTGGCACGCCCAGAAGCGGGCCGCTTAACGGCTCCGGTAGACTTCTGCTTCTTCCATCCTGATTCATCTCCATCGAAGAATTCACCGAAGTCAAGGTCGTATCCGAGAGAGAACAACACAGGCTCAATGGAGTCAATAACTGACACAAGGGCCTCACCGAGCGAGTCAGGGGGGGACACTTTGTTAATATCGTTGTCTTCAAACCATTTCGCGGCGTACGTGAGTCCAACCGACGCGGTTTGAAGCAGCGCCCTGATCTCGTGCGGCTGCGGGCAAAACACTTCATCACTCGCAGACAATGCAGACATTTATGTTGTGTCGGGTTTCTCCTCCGAAGTGGGGAGTTTTTCCCCGACCACAAGAATATTCTTTTAATAATTAAATATAAATAATTATTAAAAATTTGCTCATCCCTGATTGGTCAATTCCAGTTCAAAATGACATTTTTTCCGGCGTATCTTAAAACGCCGGACCAATCAAAATCCTTTAAAAAAATTCGAAAGATCGATCTTTTTTCAAAATCGTGTTTTAGATCGATCTTTTCTAGAAATTTTGGAAAATTTTTCCAAAATTTTTTCTGACAGAGTAGGTCTAGCCCACAACTTTATTCTAACCCAAACTATGGCAAATCAAAACTTCGGTTTGGCGCCAGAACATGTGGCTAACGTAACGCATTCTAATGCGTTCCACCTCGTACTTCACGCGTCAACGCTCGATAACCTCATCCAAGACAGGCACAAGCCTGCCAAGGTCACCAAAGACGGTCAGGTTCAAATACTAGACGACAACCAATGGAGACCATTGGTGGATGAAGACAAATATATACTTCGCATGACCAATTTCTTCACCGAATCTGAAAATTGGCCATCACACAGCCACCGACTAGCACTAGCAAACCAGGTAGTTCAACGACTCCTGGTAGGATTCCAACATGCCGAAGAAATCATACTGGTGATCGAAAACGGTATACATGATGACGAAAAAGGAAAACAAACATGGGGACCATGGCACATACACGTCGGCGTCATCAATACTCAAGAACATAAATACACCATACCAAAATGCATATCTTGTTGCAAAACAGCACTAGGCAACATCACGGCCGTTCATTGTGAATTCGTTCGAGATTTCAATCACCTCTTCATGTACCTCCTCAAAGGATGCGGAGAAGAGGATAACATGGGAAATCTATACAAACCCACCACAGAAGGACTTGTAATCGACGACCAATCAAATTGGAATAAAGTTGAACCAGCCATCAAAACACCGGAACTTTATTTTAGTGGAGAAACCACAGCAGTGGTATTCATCCAAGAAGGAAAAGAAAATAAATCCGGCCGCATTAATGCAACAGCTGGGACCATAGGTTTCTCAACCTCACAAAAATTCGATTTCAATATGGAACTTTATCAATTCGACGAAACCCTTGAATTTGATGATCCAATAAATATCAAGGAATTTTTCGATCACGTCGGTGGATGGCGAAGGATACGAGGAATAGCAGCAAATCGCAAACGGAAAGAAGAATCTTCTACTAAAAAAATATCATATGAAGATCTTTATGACAGGCTTATGGAAATTTTGAAACCACACTACGAGACAATCACAATGTCCAGCATCGAAAGAACGGTTCAAATGAAAGTGCTCGAATCCGGCTTAAGCAAATACGTTAAAAGCGATATGATTCGTCACCTGACACGGGATTGCTCAATATTACACGATAAATATCTCGAAGATAATCAATTAATACTTCCAGGAAGCTACAGACTATCCTGGAAGGGAATGAACGCTGCAAGTGACTACAATTTGACAGATGAGTATTTAACCATCCTTAAACACGGAGATGGTGAACACGACCAATACGGATGTGGCGCTAACGTTACTCATCTAGTCACCGGTAAAGCAGGGAGCGGCAAAACAGCACTAGTCAACAATATATGCCGCCAAAACGGATTCGAAAAGGGTATCGGCGACATGAATACAGTCGGAAGCTTCCCGGGATGCCACGCAGATAAACCGGTCCTCATGTTCAATGACGCCGGAAATTCAATCCGGGAAGATCCCCATTCGTTCTTCAGAATGGCAGAAACAAGCCTATGGGAAGCACCAGTAAAATACCAAACTGTATTGTCGCGCATGACATGCAGAATGTTATTCTGGACAGCGACGACACCGCCTCAAGCTATACTGGTCAACAGTTATAATGTAAACAAAGCGAATGCGACAAGCCAACTAACACGTCGCATTAACAAATGGACACACATATATAGAGAATGCAGTTGTCCAGGCAATTGTAACTGTCCGCGGACATCCGTTGACCTCACAGGCGACAACGGATTCATCCTATTCATGGAACAAGGACGGGAACAACTCAAGTGCTCACAATTCATGCTCGATAACGTCCCCGCCGCGGACATCGAAAGTTGGGGATATAGTGCAACAACAGGTCAAAACCTGCAAAACGCACCTATGGCACCCAACTTCAACTGCAACCAGTAAATTTCAAAATTTCATTTTTCCCGCCACCCCCGGGATCCTACCATCTTACTTAGTTTAAATAAAATTTTCCCGCCAAAATTCAAAATTTTAAAATTTTATCCTAAACTAAGACGAAACTAAGAGGTAATAATAGCAAATAAATATTATATTTAATAATATAATTTTTATTAGTATTTATTATCTTACTCTTCCATATCTTATTACGCCATGCTTAATTGTATCATTACTTGGTACTGAATTATACGTTTTATTTATAGCTTGTAATTTTTTAAATCTAATATAGTCTGAACCATCATGTACATATTTAATATTACCAGAATACATAGCATTCCCAGT